AATCTTAGCACCATCAATACTACCTGCCAACATGGCATTTGTAACACCTAATGCTTTAACTCTTAATGCGTCTGAGTTAACTTCTATTGAACTACCGTCAACTTCTACATCTAACTGATTACCAGTTTTTGACATAGCAGCACCGGCATTAATCTGACCTGCACCTGAGAATTGTGTAACATCTAAAGCTGTTGTACCAAATGTAGGAGCGCCTGTATGTGTGAATACATAACCGTTATCTCCGTTAGCAGTACCTTCTTCAATGAATATGAAAGAACCACCTGATAATTCTGCTGGTTGGTCTTCCGGAGTTGCTCTTGTTAATACAAAGGCAGCTGAACCAGAACCTTGTGTTGTAACTTTGTAAATACCGTTTTGAGCAGCTGTTGTTTGGTCTTTAACTAATATTCTATCGCCAACAGATGGAGAAACACCGTCTAGTACGATTGCACCATTTGAACCTGCTGTGATTGTTGCACCTACACCTGAAGTACCATTGTCATATGTACCTGAAATGTTAGCAGTTGTAGCCGCTCTTGCTGACGGTTTAGAGTCAAGGCCTTGAGCAACTTGGTCAACATAAGCTTTGTTTGCTAATGAGTTAGTTGTATATCCTGCTCTGTCTTCATAACCTGATGGTACTGTAATTGTTCCTGTTCCGTGAGGAGAGAAAACGATATCAGTATTACCGGCAGTTGTTGAAACTGTCGCACCATTAATTGTAATACTATCTACTACTAGTGATGTTAAACCTGTAATGTCTGTTGTAGTTGCACCTAATGTTAATGTAGATGAACCTAAAGTAGTTGTAGGATTTGCTAAGTTGGCATTTACAATTGCGGCTGAACCTGATAAGTTAGAGTTTGTTAATCCTGTTGCTGTAACTGTTACTGTGTTGTCTGTTACAGTCTGCGTTAAACCACCTGTACCTGCAAAGGTAAGTGTTTCAGCAGTATTGTAAGTATCTGTTCCTGTGTCACCTGCTAAATCAATAAACTGATTTACAGTTGCGAAATCTAAATTACCAGAACCATCTGTTTTTAAAAATTGTCCTGTTGTTCCATCTCCGTCAGGTAATACGAATGTTGTTGAAGTTGTAACGGCGTCTGGAGCTTTTAAACCAATAAAAGCTGTACCGTTATTTACACCTTCGTTTAATTTTACTGTACCACCTACTGTAGCCGAGTTACCAATAATTACTTGGTCAATGGCTAAGTTTGCGTCTGTTATAAGAGCTGAACTTCCTGTTAATGTGCCGGCAACATGGTCTAACATGTCAGTAAAATACTGACCTCCAATTACTGATACATTACTTGCGTCACCCTTACCATCAACACCTCCCTCACCAATGAAAAATCTATCTCCTAGATTGGCTTGAGTTCCTGCTCCATAAGTATAAGCAATTTCACCTAATTTAAGTGTTGCTGGGGCTACTGCGGCCGAACTTCTTTTTATTTGTATTACTGTTGCCATTAAAAACTCCTAAAATGCTCCTGCGTTTAAGGTCAATGTACCTGTTGTAGTAGATATTTCTGTTCTAGTTACAAACTTTCCATCACTTGACCTATATTGTAATAACGCTCCATCATTTAATGTAGTTGTATCAACATCACCGAGCAGTTTTAATTGAAGAGAAGAATTTTGAGCAGCCTGAGCTGAGGGTAGGGAAACTGATACCGTTTGAGGTCCAGCGGCCGTATTAACACCAATATTAGCTGTTGTACTATTATTTTGTCCTACAGTAGCTGTAATATCTGCCATATAATTCTCTCCTATTCTATATTTATAATAATAAAACTGCGAATTAAATGGATACTTGTGGTCGAACTGTAATAATACCTTCGATAACTCTAGTAACTGTACTAGTAGAAGTCTGTAAAATCTCTAAATCATAGAGATATCTCTCACCATCTAAATCTGCCGTTTCATTAGCAGTTAATGATAGTGTGACAATACCTGTTGTAGGGTCACCATTTACCGTAGTTGTAATGGTAGTTCTTGTTCTTGTTGATGAATAACCCTTAGCCATCTTAGCAGAGGCTGTATATCCTGTCAAATCGAAAGCATTTCCATTTGCGTCTTTGACCGTAACATCTGAATTAAATGTTGCACCTTGGTCGAATGTTAAGTTTGCTATTGCGGCCATTTATTTTTTCTCTTCTGGTATTTCTTTTTTTACTAATTCTGCAATTTTTTGATTATAATGTGTTGTTAAAACATCAATCTTTTCAAGCTCTAAGGTGTGTCTAATCTTTGATAACTGAATTTCTTGTCTTACTGTTAAGTAATTCTGCAATTCAGGACTCAATTTTGCAACATCAAACTCTTTGCCATCAATTATTACTGTATTCATAATTATCTCCTATTATACTATTTATACAATTTAAATGGCACTATTTTATCTTTGGGATATATTAATGTTTGAGAACAGTCGTATTCAGAACCATTACATACCATATATTGTCTATCAGATACCATCAAATCTTCGTTATATTGTTTATTAAATTTATCAAAGTACCATCTAAGCCACTTTGTATTTTTTCTCTGTCTTGACATGAAGTAAAATGCTGGGTTTAATGATTTAACATATTCAATTTGTTGATGTACCATTTCAAAAAATCTATGTTCGCCATCATAAGTCTTTGAACCACCAGTTTCTCTTATATCATCACTTACTAAAAATCTATTAAACAGACGGTACACATTGTCACCGTAAAATTCTCTATTGTAGATTGATGAAAATGTTTTAACTTCACCTTCTATCAATCCTATAGTTACTGCTGTTTGTTCAAATACAGAATAGTCTTCATAGTTTTTCCAATACTCATCACTCTTATTATTAATAACCTGTTTGATTATTTTATGTATTTGAGTTATGTGTTTGTTATCTAATTCTGTAGGATTAAGAGTATAATGCTTTAATGTCACTTTGTTTTGCTTCCCATTCCGAAATAGTAGTGTAGGTAATATTGTAAATTTTATCAATAACTTCACCTGCACCACCAACATCACCATTTGGTATCAATGCTAATTTCTTAGTTGTACTATAACCTAAATGTTGTGTGTGATAATCTGCTAATGCTACTTTATGTATTGCATAATTATTTGTACACTTTAAATAATCAAAACAAATATGTTTTTTGAGATGGTCTAAAACTCTACCTAGTTTCTTACCTCTATGGTCTTTTGAAACCCATTGACAAGAACTATATGCTGAAGTGCCAGCAATGTCTGATATGTCTTCATATGTACCACTAAACTTCTCTTTCATTGCCTCAATGAATGTTGTCATTGCTAATTTTTTAGCCGCATATGTAGCTACAACCTCATCATTAATTTTTAAATATAAAACAAATCCAGTTGCATTATCTAAATTAGATTCAAATGCTGAGTCAAAATCATAAGGGTAATCGTCTTTATCTTTGCTTAATAATAAAGTTTTCAGACCAGCAAAATCTTGATTGATTTCTACATCTACACCTTGACTCTCAAAGAAGTCAAATATCTCTTTATGTTTTTCTTGATATGCTGTATCTAAAGCATAAAATTCGTGATTGTTATTAATTGTCATATTACTATTTATTCTCCATTACTAGTCGTCTAAAATCTTTTTTATATATACCTTGCCATATAATCTGATATTGTGGTTTTCTGTTCATATTTACTACCCAATGTTTCTTACCAACATTAGTCCATCTCAAACAACCATCATATGCTGGCATAACCTTGTTATCGAATACACTATAACAAGACTTAGTATGATTTAAACACAAATTAAATGTATTCAACATATCAAACATATGCACTTGTTCGCCATCTAAAAGATGTTTAGTATCCTCTGGAATATCATTGTGTTCAGTAATCACACCACCTCCATCTAGTCGTGTAACAAATATCTGTCCAACATGCATGTACTTACTAATTACTTCTTTGAAGAACTTAACAAGTGTCGGGCTAAATTCTGCAACATTTGTCCACTTTCTATTGTCAAGAAAATATTTTAGTGTTGCCTTGTAATCACCAGCAGTATTGAATACAGCTGGAAATCTATTAATCTGGTCTTTACTATTACCTGTTTCATTTAAAAAACATAAACTCTTCCAACCATGAGCTTCAATCAAGTCACCTGTCATACCTGGATAGTGATTAACACTTTCTGTATCATCTAGTTCCATTCTATCTATCTGATTGTTGTCAGCGTCAAACGGTCTTCTCCAATAGTGTTCGTCAACCAACTTAATATCACTTAACATTTCTTCATATGGTATATCCCAAAAGTGAGTTATATCCATGAACGGTTTACTCTGTGTGTATTTAAAAAAATCTTGCGTTTCTGTTCTCATATTTTTAACCATTCATCTAGTAATGGCACCTTTTTGTTGTTCTTTCTACCAAACCATAAACTAGGTGTGGTTTCAAGATTTAATCGTTTGCAAATTTCATCTGCTTGACCCCTATATTTATCATAAAAATATGAGGGCGAAAAGGACATTAATTGATTAATTAAATCAACACCGGCCAGATTGACATATGCTTCTTTTTTAAACATCTCCAGGGTATTGATTGGTTTTTTAGAAAATAGTATACCTACTCTATGGTATTGTATACCAAACATCTTACTAAAACTAAATGCCACATATCCTACTTTACTCAAATCGTATGTCTTTTTTAGACCTGAACCGCCAGCCCATGCCAAATCTACAAAAGCATTTTCTTCTAATATAGTTTCTGTCTGTGGGTGTTCATCAGCTGTATCATAAAATGGTAAACTAATAAATGGTATTCTATTTGTTAATGCAATGCCCGCTTTTCTAAGCATTAAGTATTGAGCAATATAACCTGGATAGTCGTCTGTTACAACCTCAGGCCTTAAACTATGTTCAGTCATTGCCATGTTGATAGCCTCAGATACTCCATTTGTGATATACACATGTTTAAAATCTCTCAAACCTTTTACTTTGAAATGACCTTTGTTAAACCACGATATAAAATTCTCAATAAATCTATCTTGTATATTATGTCTATCTTTAATTAAACTATCATGGTCGTAAATTTTAGAATAATAATTGCCAATAACTTTTTTAATTTCTGGAAATTGTATGGTATATGATGGAGTTAAATACATTCTTTTATTGCCTCTTCAAATAAATCAAAGTCGTTATCATTAATTATGTAAGGTAAACAAAATACAGCAGTGTTTACATTCTCTGAACCGTCTTCTAATATAAAACCTCTTTCTCTCATATTCTTAATAAATGTCAATGATTGTTTTGGGGTTTCAAAGTCAATTGCACCCATACAACCAAACTGTCGTGTAGCTAATTTTGTTTGTTTATGATTCAATTCTAATTTATCAATCTCTTTCAATGTTTCTAAGGCAGCTGCACAACCAACAGGATGACCTGAGTTTGTAAATCCATGATTGAACATCTTAATATTCTTTTCTATTCTTTCATTAATCAGACACGCACCCATAGGAAAATATCCGTTTGTGATACCTTTACCTAATACTATCATGTCAGGTTCAAAGTTTAGTTTTTCAAATGCAAACATAGTGCCTAGTTTACCAAAACCTGTAACCGTTTCATCAAATATAACAACACCACCTTTGTCTTGATATTCTTTTAGAACTGTAAATATTTCTGGATTCCAATCGTAAACACCACCTGCACCTACAACCGGTTCAATAATCACAAAAGACAAATCAAATAAACCTTTACATATACTCGTTAAGTCATCAACACCTCCAAACTTATATACACTCATAGGGTTTGGTATATTCCAAAACTTATTAATATCTTGGTCACTAGCGTTAGCACTTAATATGGTAGAACCGTGATAACTATGTTTACCACATATCGCAACTTGTTTACCTGATAATTTGATTGCAGTTTCTACAGCTGCACTTCCACTATTTGTAAAATAAACTCTACTCATGTTTGTTCGTTTACAAATCTCAGTAGCGTATTGTTCAGATGTCTTACTATGATAACCAGAGAAGTTACTAGAATATGGTAACTTGACCAATTGATTTATCATAGATTGTTTTATAATATCATTTGAATAACCAAGAGGTACATTCCAAAGACCTGACATTGTGTCTTTATAAACTTTACCGTCTGTAGTTAATAACTCATACTTAGTAGCTGTGACAATTTGTTCAGCATTTGAGTATATCTTACTAAAACTTAATATTTCTTTTGTCGCCATAATAAAAATACTTCCCTATCGTTTATTTTTCCTGTGTCTTTAACCTCAAAACCTAATCGTTTGTTAAATTTTAAATATTTTTTATCACATAATGACCAATTGTTTTTCCATGCAATATTACTATCAAGATATCTACCTAATTTTATACCTATACCAGGTTTACTAGATATTAAATAACCATCATAAATCTCATCACTACTTATATTGTACCAATAGACACCTTTTAATTCTGTATCAAAAAAACCTAACCACTTACCTGCACCTCTGTAAAACTGTTTAAGTTGAGGCCATTTATT